ATCTGGTAAAGTGGTAGGAGGACTGAATGATGCAGTGTTAACATTCAGCGGAATTAATGTTACCGGAACCACTCTCACCTACACAAATGCTATCAGCTACACGGTAACTGCTACAAAATCGGATCCGTCCCTGAACTATTACGATATTTCGGCCAGTAAAACCATCACGATTACCAAAGCTACCCAACCAGACTTGTCGTTTTCTTTACCTGCTTCTTCTTATACTACAGTTTATCAGCCTTTTCCTTCGAATACAATTGACCTATCTGGTAAAGTGGTAGGAGGACTGAATGATGCAGTGTTAACATTCAGCGGAATTAATGTTACCGGAACCACTCTCACCTATATAAATGCTACCAGCTATACGGTAACTGCTACAAAATCGGATCCGTCTCTGAACTATTACGATATTTCTGCTAGTAAAAACTTTTTAGTCACTAATGCAAATCAACCATTATTGCTTGATTCTTCCTATTCAACCCAATTGGATCCAGACAACCGAATAATCGATTTATCCGGAAAGGTCACCGGTGGATTACCAGAGGGAATATTCAGTTTCAGTGGAACCGGAGTAATAGGATACACTCTCCAGTACACGACTCCTGATACTTATTTAGTTATAGCGACTAAATCATATCCAAATTATAATGATATCTCATCTTCTTTGCTAATAACTATAACAAATGCTATAAAGTCAGATACCAAGTACTTGAGTGGGATAACCAACCTCTTTTACGTATATTGGACTGAATATACTAGATATATCAACAATGATGGATACACCGTGACAATTTCAAACGAGTTGGTAAATTACGAGAGAAGAATTCCCTATTTCGGAGAAACAATTACACGCAATACCTTGACGAACCGTTCGAGTATTGTTGACCTTGGCGACATTTCTTCGAATACAACTATAACATTCACAGGATCCGTGTCGATATCAAATGTGGTGGTGTATCCCGTGGCAAAAGTGATTTCGAATTTTAACAATACATCCAGAATATCATTCGACGTTTCCATGACCAATCATTTTAATAGCACTCAGAACGCTTACACGTACAATTCTTCCATTCTTAGTCAAAATGAACTCCCTCTACCCGACATAAGTTTCTCGAATATTACCGGGTATTCATTTTCATTTTCACCAATCGGACTTTCACATTACACTACATCTTTTAAAATTTCTAGCGACCCCATTAGAGAAGGATTATTTGATTATGATAATCAAACAGTTTCGGTTATCAATTTAATCCCCGATACAAGTTATACTATTTTCACCAATATTTCTTACCCTCAACCTAGCCGTTTTTTATATCCCAGCTATCAAAATTATGAAAAATCGTTTACTATCTATACTCGGAACGAAAGCCGAATTTCAAGTTTAGATATCAGTTATATACGCGCAGAAAGTATGGTTCTGCAAATTTCCGACGTGTTAAATTATAATGATATATCCACGACAAACATTTATTTCTCAAACAACCGTTATAACATTTCTAGATTCGTTTCTTTATCCAATGGTCAATTTCCATACACGTTATCCGGGTTACCTATTGATTCATGTTTCAATATTGTAATCAATCACGTATATAAAACGACTGGGAATTCATACGATTCTTCCGGGTTTTTCTTTACTACGAAAAACGAAAGCAAAGTCGCACGTATTCCAGGTATTTTGAATGATTTGGTTCATAGAATCGATGATACGAATGATAATAACAAGATGAACCTTTTCATTAAATTCGGGTCTCCAGCTGGCGACCCGAGTCACAATGACCTGTATTATAAATTAATTTCCGACATATCGTGGACGGAATACCAGATACCGAATAAAATCCTCGAATTCGATTTTTCTGGGTCGAGTGGACAAACATTTCAGAAAAACAACAGCTATTCTATTTACGTGAGAACCACTTATAAGAACGGGAATACATACGACACTCTCATATTTGATTTCTCTGCTACACAAATATCCATTCTTAATGTGAATTATCTACTAGAATTTTCCAATTCGGGTAACCGTTTCGACAGTTATTCATATGTTTATTATACCGCACCGTATTTTTGGAACTTGACCAATGGATATATGGCATATGACGTTTCAAATCTTTCAAATTTTAACAAAACGATCGTATCTGTACAGAATCAAACAATACATGGCCCGGTAGCTATATTATTTCAAGCGCCATATTCTTTCCCCGCGCCGATGATTTCGCAAACAATTAATGTGATTTTAGAGGTGAAAAAATACACGATCCGATTCTGGTATGCTAACGTGTACGATAATTTATCACGGCCTTATTATAACGATCTACAAAATAAAACGGATAATATTGTATCGTTTTCAGTTTATTTAAGGGATATAGCAACAAATACCGCAATACAAAACACACGCTTTCTGATTCGTTCATCTAGCACTTCATGGACTCTGTTTGATGTCAGCTTCTCTTTAAATGTGGAAAGAGAATTGTCGTCTATAGATATAGTCATCGAGAGAACAAGTTATGAATACAATATGTTGGGTCTCATGAATATACAACTAATACAGCAATCCGAAGACAATGTGAATTACTCGGTAGGTATATTACGCAACGTAATCGGCGTTGAAGGGTTAATATACAATATCGTTCCAATAATAAGTACTGGAACTGGAGATTGGGACATGTTTTCAACCGCAACCGAATATTCAATTACAATCATTTACGACAACTCGGTGGCGGAGAGATATATTTCTTCATTACCCAACGCATATTATAAACACACCTTGTTTATTTCAAACATATCCTATCCTGCAGATACTAGTTTTAATATCACCGGTCAAACCGTTTTTGACGTATCTGGCTTCACCATTTCCGGAAACAATTTTGTTGTTCGTCCGAATCAGAGATATCAACTTCACGTCCAAACCGATTATTACAACCAAAATAACTCCTTACTGCAATCCAGTTCATCGCAAAATGTCGACTTTTACGCGATACCTTATCAAAGTCCTGCGAGAATTATTTACAATATTAGTTTTGGATATCATACATTGGTCGACTACTACAGTAGAATACGTCAAACCAATTTATGGTCACAATTCTTGGACGAAGACATGTACGCAGTAAATATTTGTTTTCAACCTCCTTTCGGAGATCCGACAACATTCACAAATACATTACATATAGCTAATTTGAGCAACAGTGCGAATGTAAAAGTCGTAATGCCCTCTCCCCATTCTCTTTACACATTTGCGGGTATCGATCATACGGATATATCTGGTCTGTACCTTGATATAAGTTATAGAATCTATATTTCTACTGTTTATTCGAACGGTAAACGGTTCGAAACGTCCGCGTTCGATTTCAGAATAGACCCTTTGACCATCGGGGATATAGTTATCTATTGAAATGAATATGAAAAAACATCGATTATTGTTATAAACAATGATAACAATATCGGATTGGTACGGCAGAAACGGTAATAATATAATGCAATTAATCCATGCGATATATTACGCCAAACTGTACCATCATCATTTTGTCTGTTTCCCGGCACATCCTTTTTTGAATTCAACCACGATACGGATATCGAATGATGAACAGCAAGACTCCAATTCAGAGGTGAAGGGTTCGTTTTTCCATATAGGGAACGAGTTTAATCTTCATGTAAAAGATCCATATGAGAAGAAACTAATCTTTTTGCAATATATTAAACCCATTTTTCTGATAAAACCGAACCACAAATACACACCGGAAAACACACTTTTTATTCATGTAAGAAGCGGTGATATTTTCGAGCCGAATCCGCATCCCGGATACGTCCAACCTCCTCTTTGTTATTACAGCGGAGTGATTGGGGATTTCGACAGTGTTGTCGCCGTTTGTGAAGACGACAAAAACCCGTGCGTGAAATATCTACGACATTTTCCACATCTTCATTATGAAAGTAACAGTGTTTTAACGGATTTGGAGATTTTATCGGGGATTCACCATTTCCAAATGGGATTGGGTGTCTTTGGCATGCTCATTTACTGGATGAATGAAGATTTGAAAACTCTTTATATCCCGAAATATGTCGTGGAAAAGCAAATGGGATTAGACACATCTCTTCCTTTGGACTGGGGGCCCAATATTAATGTACATATAGTCGATTTTCCGAACTATATACCATGTGGAACGTGGGTGAATAGTGAAGAACAACGCAAATTAATGATTCAATACAATGTTTAATGTTTTTCTTATGATTTCCATTTTTTTATCATCCCGCGCCCAACTTTCCATGGCGAATCCGGACCTCGATTTCACAAATTCCACACAAACATTATGTCCAGAGTTCACGATGATACAGCCATCCTTATTGAGTTGATTTGCGATAATTTGCAGATTTTCTCTCACAATAATAGGGTCAGTCGATCCATCCAGAACTACAAAATCGATTCCGAAAGGATACTGTGTTTTCAGAAAGGATGGGGTAAGTAATTTTTCGGAAGGGATTTCATACGAGTGAAAACATGAGAAAAAATCGTGAAACATTTTTCTCATATGCGGTCCTTCTGGGCTATTCCGGTTATAGTCACAATCACAATTCACATATATTTGGACACTATCACATGACATTAATATACCGGCACAAACTCGACCCGTACTAAAACCGGTCTCCAATACGTATCTCGGCTTTTGTTTTCGAACTATTTTTGAAATCAAGTCGATCTGGTTCAAATCAAAATATCCTTTTGCGTGGCACCAAAACTGTGTTCCGACGATACCCATACACTTCCGTTTCCGTCCTTCTCGATTTCTTAAAATATATATTGCGGTTTCGATTCTTTCGGTTCGGCTATACAAATTCATTTTTTTTGAAAGTAGACTGAAAATCGACTGATCGTGACGGTGCTCATCATAGCACGGAAAATTACGATAGACACTCGGACTATCATCGATATTACTGTAGATACAACCCATTTCATACCATTCCCTGACGAATTTCATCGTTTCTGGGCATTTAAAAATCATTACAGATGTCGCTTGTCTTTGCGGACTATTCAATATGGTTTCGTTATCAAGAACGCCCATATTTACTAGAATATCCATTTTGTTCATTTTCTTCTCGAGATTGCATTCGCTTCCGATGATTTTATCTATTTTGACAACCTCGAAAAGATGACGCAACTGATCGATTCGCTCCTCGTTTTCAGGATCAATTTCACATCCGGCATCCGCATAAACTAAAATATCTCCATCAGGTATTTTTTCCATCGTTTTCATAATCAAATACGGCTTCCATAAGAAAAAACCGTATCCTCGTCGATTTGCTAGAGAGAACGCGGAATGTTTATTCCAGTATCCGGGATCATTTTTCAAATCTTCGTCTGTAAACATTTGCAAATCGTCAAACACGCGTATTTCATATGCTTGCTGTAACAGACGTTTTGCTGCTTCTATGAATTTTTCACCTTGACCAAATGTTATTAAATGACTCATTCCAAGTCTATAATGTTATTTTCTTTGAAAATCAGTTTAAGCAATTTCTCTCGAAATATATATTCACAACATGGAAAACTCTACGGTTTTTGTTTTGGTAGCAGATCAAGCTTATCTGAAACAAGCGCGCCGTACGATTATCGATTTGCGAAGTAGAGGCGAGTGGCATGGAGATATAGTACTCATTCCTTTATCTGGGGTGAATATCGGGAAAACATTCACGGATTTTTACCGGATTTTAACTCCCCATTTCCAAGAAATAAAGGAGAAACAGTTGCTTGCCGATTTATTAAATCACGCTTCATTCGCAGATACGATAGATGGTCGTGAAATCACGAAAATGAATCAATGGGAAAAATTACACGTGTTTGACCCGTATTTCTTACAGTGGAAACGTGTGGTTTTTCTTGACGCTGGAATGCGGGTATTGGATAATGTACACGATTCTATATTAAAACTAGATTGTTCAAACTGTTTTATGGCACCAGACGATGGTGGTAATTTTACTTCTCCTAACCCTGATAAATTATTCGAAACACAGATCAGTAAAGCTTTTTTCAAACAGATGATTGATACATTAAATCAATTTGGAGGTATCAAAATCCTCAAAGACTCCTATTTTTTGAATTGTATTTGGATGTATGATACCTCTATTTTGCACACATGTTCGAAGAAAGAAATGATTGCTGGAATGTTGGAACATCCTATTTGTAAAACGAACGAGATGACCATTATGAATTTATACTTGCATTTCAGACACGGTTTATGGAAACCGTTCCCGAAACATGTAGATAACTCTTCTAAAATATTGTTCGACTGGTGTGAATCGAATAATCCAGACCCGTCGACATGGAGAGATTATAGTTTTTTAAAGTATCCATGTTCAATTACATTTGAAGAAACATAAAAGGAACATATTAAAAACCAGTAAAAATAAAATGGCCGATATTAATACCATAAAAAACATTTCAGTTTTGGTTCATATGAGAAAAACGAAAATCGGGTTTGATGGATTCAACATGTCCATGGTCACCCATCCGAAAAAAGCCAAGCATTACCTGGCTTCGATAAGACAAGTCGAAACCTTTGACCACAAAGCATATCCGCAAACATATAACCGCAACTATTTGTTAGAGTTGAACTCTTCTTTTCAAGTGATTAGTTCCAAAGAAATAACTGAGGAAAATAAAAGAAAATTTAACCGATCTTATTCGATTGGTTGTGAAGATTGCCGATTGATTACCGGTTCAAGAATGACAGCGGTTACATTAGACACGAATGAAGAATGGGTTCCCGAAATGAGTTTGTGTGATTATAACTACGAATCTGGTGAAATTAGTAAAATACAACCATTGCATTTAGGAGACGAACAGAGCGATGAAAAGAAGGCAGAAAAAAACTGGTTGGTTTTGAAAAACCTCGAACGAAACGGATCCATTCATCTCATTCATTCCTATGACCCCTTGAGAATTATTTCCGTGGATGTTCTTACTGGAAACAGCTCACTTGTTTCTATGAAAAGGATTTTTCACGTCGATGGGTGCGAGATCCACGGAGGTGCGTGTGTATTTTTAACTCGGAAAAAACAATACTTGGTCGCAGTTCGAGTTGTGCAAAATCATGAATACAAGTTCTCTCATTTGTTATTATTGAATGAATTATATACATTCATGGGCATTTCGGACAAGTTCTATTTCGAACCATATGCTGAGAAAAAATATGAAATGTGTATGAGTATGACGGAAGATGAGTCGGAAAAGAAAATCTTTGCTGCAGTTTCTTTAAACGACAAGGATGTATTTGTTTATGAATATTTAATAGACAATTTATTAGATACGATACATCCTTTAACGAATGCTTCAGAATGGCATTACGAGCCAATATAGCATCGGAAGAAATAAAATGATACCGAAATAATGTAATAGAAATAAAAGGATTGTCATTCGTATGGATTTCAAATCGAAAAAAACAAAGCATGATTTTTACAATGATCCTAAAAAAATAATGGTTTGTAATCATTGCTTGCCTTTCGTTGACGGGTTATGGTTGCATTTTATTTTAAATCTCGCGAATATTTCACATTTCATATACGCTGGGTACTGTTTTTCCTACGAAAACTCGTGGATAAGACCAATACGTTCTCCGAATTTTATTGAAAAAGAGACGTGTCATCTGAATTCTTTACGACGTTGCTGCTGTGTTATTTTTCCTTCTGGGGGAAAAATAAAATGGAAGTCCGGATTCTTCTATTTGTCAAGAAATACGAATATTCCTCTTTACATTGCGCGTTTGAATTATTCAAACGGAAAAATAGAAATCTTGGAAAGAATATCGTTGGATAAAGACGAAGAATTCGAGAATGTTAAATCGTATATGATTGCGCATTTGAGAATGAAATCTCTTTGGTGGATGTACATTTTAAGGTGGTTTGGGTATGGTGACGAATCAAACTTTCCAGCTTGACATTATTTTTTAGACCCTGTTTTCTTTCGCGACCGTGTCTTTTTTAGTTTAGATCCCCCTCTGTTTTTAGACGTACGTTTACCAGTTCCGAAAAAAGAAGAAAGAATCGACCGTTTACTTTTTGTCTTGGAATTTGGTCGAATAGCTTTCCTTAACGTATTTATGTTGTGAATATACGGTCCTCTTGTTTCTAATCTAGATTCAAGTTCATACTTGTTCAGTCTTTTCCCTTTATTATCCACTTGATAGATTATGTCGAGGTCTGTATTGTACAACTTTGAATAAATGTCGGCCATTCTCTTTTGTTCTGTATTTTCTTTGTTTGGATCACCTTTTAAAGTGGTGCATAAATCTTGTGGCGGCGGTGGCTGCGGTAGACTACTTATCTTGCTTTTAGATGTCGTCGACTTTTTAAATAGCGATAGAAGTCTACTTGTCTTGGATATCGGTACATTGCGTATCGGTGTATTTTGTGTTGTCGTCTTTATAATGTCTGCTTCTGATATTTCGTTTGACATATCATTCAATTTTACACTCATTGCTAAATTTCTCTGATCGCCGAAACACTTTGGTTTTTCTTTAGATATCTGAGATTTTTTTGTGTGCGTGCGATCGACCGGGTTTGTATTTGTTTTCCGTGTCTCAGGAACATATAAAAGCTCGTCTGGAAAGAACCCGAACTTTGTATATAGACAAAATCCAGGAAGGTTTTCAAAACTACCCGCTAGTTCTAAAATTCCGGTTTGGTTGATATTTTCTCCGTGTTTTTTTATAGTGTATAAATATGCTCCCATTAATATGTTCGCTTTCATTGTTTTTTTACTGCATATCAAGTTGATTGCATATGTTGTTGGTTTTTTTGCACACTCTCCTTTTTCCACAATCATTACAGAATGCACTAAATTTAATTTACCATCCACAATGTCAAGAGGGGGTTTATGGGATCGGGATGATGGTGGCGGTGGTGGTAGTGTTAGTGGCGGTGGTGGTAGTGTTGGTGGTGGTGGTGGTGGTAATGGTATTTGTGGTGGCGGTAATGATATTTGTGGTGGCGGTAATGGTATTTGTGATTTTAGTGATGATAGTGGCTTAGCGTAGTCATTCTCTAATGTTGTGAGATAATTCTCGTCTACTATGAAAATAACGTCGAAATTATTGTCATCAGATAAAGCATTTGTAAGTGAATTCGCACCGTAATAAATAGAAATACTATTTCCACACGTTTTTCCTGTCCACTTGGAAATAAACTCGCTTAGTCTTTCTTTCTTATTATTCTGATAATCATCATTTATTTGAGTAAATATAGTTTTAGGTGTTGTTAACGTGTGTTTTTTCGATAAAACATTCGGAATACGGAGACTCAAATTTTCCGACAATGGGGTCCATAGTAAAAAATGGTAAATCTCTTTTAAATTGATAAGTGTTTTACGTTCTTTTTGTAAATAATTGTTGATTTCTGAGTTTTCACGAAACTCTTTAATTATGTCATCAGTAAAAAACATCTTGTCTTTATCATTTTCTTTATTATCTGTAAGAAACATGTATATAATAAAGTAGGATATTTCTTCTGGGCAAGCGATGTGAAAAAAATAACATAATCTACACATTCTTGTCATGTCATGTCAAAATACAATAGGTAGTTTAGGTTAAATGTACTAAATATTATCTTGTTTCTGTATTTATATAGAAATAATGGAAAATGGACGAATGATGTTGTTGCATTCCGTAATACTGGGTGTTTTATTGTACCTTTTTATGCTTTATATACTTGGCCAAAAACCAGTCGTTGCTGAAAACCGAAGTATTTTATTGGCCGCTTTTATATTAGTTTACATGATTTTATTTGGACACGGACTGCCACTATCAATAAACAAAAATTTATTTTGAGCTGGTTAGGTTAGTTAATTAGTCAGTTAGTCATAAAATGTTAATCGCTACAAAACAAACGATTCATATTTTCCGCCTCCATGTTTTTAATCGGATCCATGAACAGCTGTTCGATGAACAAGTTTTCTCGGAACCGGACACTAAACATTTGCTGAATATTATTTCGTCCGATACGACCCATTGCCTGGATCAATTTTTGCTGTGTAACCCCTTCTAAATCTTTGCCGATGAATCCGTGACAGAATTGGTAGTTTGTACCGTAGATATAGTCACTAGATGTCAAGATCAGAAACAATTTCTGTTCTTGTGCCAAACGCTTCACCAATTCCTCGTATTTTGGATCGTCATGTTTTTCCAGGACTCCGATTCCCATCATTACAAGAAACTTGTAAATCGTATCTACTTTCAAACCCATCACTTCCTTGACCGTGCTCTGGTCAATATGTACTTGGAAAGCATCAGAGCTGACTTGTTTATTTGGATTCCATAACTCCTGATGAAATGATGTATTCGGCACGTATTCGTGTGGTAGACTCAGAGGAACAATCTGATAACGCAATTGCCGAATCGTTTGTTCCAGTCCTTCTGCATAGGTGTTTTTCGTAGTGTCCTTCTCTTTCACCTTCTTCTTCGATTTGCTTGTATTCTCGGTATCTTCGTTCGATTTCACTTCCAATGCCTTTTCAAGATCATTCTCCATTTTTTCGATTTGCTCCTGTAAAACATTGTTTTGCTCGATCGATTTCATTAATTCGTCCATAATACTCGGCGGAATGTTGCTTTGATATACGCAGTATTTCGCCAAATTTATCACGTGTTTCGTTAAATAAATCGTAGGCCCGTCAGTCAAGGTATGAGAATCCACCGTTGTCAATCTGCATCCTTTCAATGGGTCTTCATGCGTTTTAGATTGGATCGTGTTGTATTTTTCCTTCTTGAACTTCATACACAACTCCCGGATCGACACCCAGTATTTCTCTGAGAACTGATTCAGCAAGATCAAATAATAC